AAGGACTTACAAACACACTCAGGTTTAAACATAAGACCTGTGTTAATATCCCTAGCTTACGTAAACCTTATGGGGAGGAGATTAGGAGTTTACTAACAGTTAGAAAGGATACTAATGAATTAATTGGTAGTGATATGTGCAGTCTTGAGGATAGGACTAAGCAACATTATATGTGGAGTCATGATGCAGAGTATGTAAAAGAGATGATGGTAGAGGGCTTTGACCCACACCTAGACATTGCAGTAGCAGCTAACATGATGACACAAGAGCAAGCTAACCAATACAAAGAGGGAGGTAAGACTGAGGTACTAGATAAGATTAGGTACAACGCTAAGACAGCTAACTATGCCTCTACCTATGGTGCTGGTGCAGCTACTATCGCAAGGCAAGCAGGGATGAGTGAGAAGGAGGCTAGGAAATTACACAAAGCTTATTGGGAACGTAACTGGAGTGTCAAGGCTATTGCAGAGGAGGGTGTAGTAAAGGTTGTTAAAGGTAAGTCATGGTTGTATAACCCAGTGAGTAAGTTTTGGTACTTCTTAAAGGCTGACAAGGATAAGTTCAGCACCCTTAATCAAGGGACAGGTACATTCTTATTTGATATGTGGGTTAAGGAACTAAAGAAAGGTGGGGTCAGAATACTAGGACAGTTCCACGATGAGGTCATTGCTGAGGTTAAGCAAGGGCAGCAGGAGAAGGTGAAAGAATACTTTAAGCTAGCTGTACAGGAAGTTAATAATAAGTTCAGCTTGAACAGAGTCTTGGATGTAGATGTACAGTTTGGTAAGAATTATGCAAGTATACATTAGCTTGCTTTATATTATAGAATGTGTTACAATAACAGTTGAGTTAAACAAGGAGAGTTAAGAATGGCTATTAAAAGAACAGGTGCAACAGCAAGTACAGACCAGAACGATATACTACCAGAAGGAGAGTATGAGGGTCGTTTAGTTTATGTAGCAGACTTAGGTATGCAGAAGCGGGAGAAAGATTTTGGTGAGGGTGTACGAGCACCTATCCAACAGTTATCACTAGGTATTGAGATTCTAGGACAGACTCGTACCTATGAAGGAGAGACTAACCCAATGCTTATGTGGACTAATGGCTTCAACATCCTTCGTACCCTAACAGAGATGGGTAATGAGCTTAAGCGGTTTAAGGTATTCTCTTCTTCAGCTAAAGAGGGACAGGTAGCAGATTGGGATTCTGTAATTGGTAAGCCTTGTAGTGTTCAAGTTGCTCACCGTGGTGGGTATGCTAACATCAAAGAAATCCTAGCCATCCCAGAGAAGTATCAGAAGGATGTAGCAGAAGGTGGTATTACTGATGGGTGTACTGGTGATGTAGATGATGAGGACAACCCAGCACAGAAGGCTATGTATGGCTTACCTCGCTGGTGTGTGGATAACAACCGAGTTAAAGAGGCCGACACAGCTCCAGACTTCTCCTAATAGGGATTGCGCCTATAGCTCAATCGGATAGAGCACCAGCCTTCTAAGCTGGGGGTTGCAGGTTCGATTCCTGCTGGGCGCACCAAGAAAGGTAAGACTATATGAAACTATTAATAGACTTAGACCCTATAGTATATAGAGTAGGGTTTGCTACACAACATAAGATGCCAGATGGGGAGATAGAAGCAGAACCCATACGGTACGCACTATCTACTGTTAAAAGATTTATGAATGGGTTATTAAAAGATACTGAAGCAGAGCACTATAAGGGATTCCTTACAGGTAAAAACAACTTTAGGTATATAATAGACTCAGAGTATAAAGCAAACAGGAAGGGGGTTGGTAAACCAGTACACTACCAAGCAATAAGAGATTATCTAGAGAAGAGTTATAACACTGAGATTGTAGATGGTAAGGAAGCTGATGATGCGCTAGCTGAGAACCAAACAAACGAGACAGCAATAGCTACAATAGATAAAGACTTATTGATGGTGGCTGGAAAGCACTACAACTACGTTAAGAAAGAGTGGCAAACAGTAACACCAGAAGAAGGTACTAAGTTCTTCTACAAGCAGATGTTGATGGGAGATAAGGTAGATAACATTCCAGGTATTAGGGGTATAGGACCTAAGACAGCAGACAAGCTGCTAGAGGGAACGGATAGAAAGGATTGGGATAAGTTAGTAGAAGAGAAGTATGAAGAGTTCTTTGGTGAAGGGTGGTTTAACAGAATGGTACAGAACACTCAGCTCTTGTGGATGATTCAAACAGATACACTAATGCCAATGAACATAGAGGGATATGCTAATGCAAAAGAAGAATAGATATCGAAGTAAGCTGGAGGCTAACCTAGCTCTTACCTTACCAAAAGACTTTACGTATGAGTGTACTACCCTTAAGTATCGTAAGAAAACTAGAAGAGAAATGGTATGTCAATCTTGTGGTGGTGATAACATCTTGCAGTATGCAACGTACCTTACAGACTTCAGGTTGCCTAATGGCATTTACCTAGAAGCAAAGGGTTGGTTCAAACCTAGTGACAGAACAAAGATGGAATCAGTAATTGCTTGTAACCCAGACGTAGATATTAGAATGGTATTCCAAAACGATGGGTGGACTACTAAATTAAAGAAACAGAAGTATAGTGAGTGGTGTATCAAACGTAAGATTAAATATTGTATTGGTAAGATTCCCAAGGAGTGGTTGCTATGAGTGAAGAGAGTTTAATTTGTTATTCTTGTGGAGCAGAGGGGCCTGAGTACGAAGTAGTAGACTATCAAAGGGTCTGTGCTGTTTGTGGAGAACCTGCTGTAATGACAGTAGTAGAAGTAATTGATTTACTAAATGACCTTAGATTAAAGGGGTTGATTAAGGATGCTATCATGGCTGAACATGTTGACGAAGACTACGGAGTTAAAGGGTTAGACTTTGAAGAAAACCAAGATGAACTAGAGCATTCCTTCAGAGCTTTTGAGAGGGACTTTAAAGATGAGTATGGAGAAGACTATGATTAAACCAATAGCTTTAACTCTAGTAGGTCTCATGTCAGCAGTGACAGCTAACGCAGAAACTAAGGAGGTAGTAACTGAGGTAACAAAAGGGGTGTTCATTACTTTAACAACCACCCCATGTACTAGGTATGAAGCACCTCCTAATATATTTCTGTTCCAAGCCCATGCTGTAGATGAGAATATTAAGCAAAAGGCAGAGGGTTGTTTTTCAGTGGAGCAAGATGGTAATGTGGTTATTAACTTAGTCAACACGAAGAACAACAATCAGTATGGGTATGTACTACCTATAGGTATTTTTAAGGAAGTTGGGTATTTTTAGCCCATGACAAATTGACACAGGTTGGAAAGGAATAGATAATGAGTAAACGAATTATAGTGATACCAGATACACAGGTTAAGTTGGGTGTACCAATGGACCATCTCAGGTGGGCTGGTGAGTACATAGCAGAGAAGAAGCCTGATTACATTGTACACATCGGAGACCATTGGGATATGCCTAGCCTCTCCTCTTATGATAAAGGTAAGAAGTCTTTTGAAGGTAGACGTTATAAGGATGACATAAGCTCAGGTAATGAAGCAATGGACATACTACTAGAGCCTATCAAGAAAGAAATGAAGAGATTGAAGCGAGGTAAGAAGAAGCAGTGGACACCTAGATTAGTATACTGTATGGGTAACCATGAAGAACGTATCAACAGGGCAGTAGAGTATGATGCTATCTTAGAGGATGTCATTGGTTTTAAAGATTTAAACTTAAGTGATTGGGAAGTGTATGACTTTCTAGAGCCAGTCATCTTAGAGGGTGTAGCTTTTGCCCACTACTTCACTTCGGGTGTAATGGGTAGACCAGTAGCAAGTGCAAGAGCTTTACTAACTAAGAAGATGATGAGCTGTATTATGGGTCATGTTCAGGATAGAGACATAGCTTTTGGTAAGCGTGGTGATGGTGCTAGATTAACGGGATTGTTTGCAGGTATCTTCTACCAACATGATGAGAGCTACTTAGGGTATCAAGGTAACGGTTCTTGGAAAGGAATCTGGACATTGAATGAAGTAGAGAATGGTAGCTTCGATGAGATGCCTATTAGTATTAGATACTTGGAGGATAAGTATGCACGACAGGACTAACAACCCAGACTGGTTCCTAGACAAAGTAAGGAAGACAAAAATGACAGAGAAGACAAAGGAAGTAGTAACTAAGACTTTTAAAGATATACAAGTAGGGGGTGACCACTATAAGAAGTTCACCATACAACCTTGGGATATTGTAGATGAATATAAACTAGGGTTCTATGCAGGTAACGCACTGAAGTACCTACTACGAGATAAAGATAATAAGAAGCAAGACTTAGAGAAAGCAAGACACTATATAGATAAAATGATTGGAGACCTACGTGAATGAAAGCATGGGTAGATACATTACCACCAATCAATTTATACAACTACAAAATAAAAAGGGAATACACAATGGACAATTCACAAGAGCTCTTATCAAACATTACAGTCTTCAACAAGTACGCAAAGTATGTTGACGGACTTGAGCGTAGAGAGACATGGGCAGAGCTAGTTGACCGTAACCTTGACATGCACGTACGTAAGTACCCAGACTTTGAAGGAGAGATAGTAGCAGCTTACAAGTTTGTATACGCCAAACAAGTATTACCTTCTATGCGTAGCCTACAGTTTGGTGGGCGACCAATTGAACTAAGTAACAACCGTATGTTTAACTGTGCGTTTAGTCCAGTAGACCACCCTGCTGTCTTCAGTGAGACAATGTTTAACCTACTAGGTGGTAGTGGTGTAGGCTACTCAGTACAGAAGCGCCACACAGAGCAGCTACCAACCATTGTAGGGCCTCTAGAGCGTCAACGTAGGTTCTTAGTAGGGGATTCAATTGAAGGCTGGGCAGATGCCGTTAAAGTGCTAATCAAGGCATACACTAAAGGTAAGAGTGACCCACAGTTTGACTTCCGAGACATTAGACATAAAGGTGCTAGGTTAGTAACAAGTGGTGGAAAAGCACCTGGACCAGACCCATTACGTATCTGCTTAGATAAGTTACGTAGTGTACTTAATGATGCAGTGGGTAGAAAACTACAACCACTAGAAGTACATGATATGATTTGTCACATTGCAGATGCAGTATTAACTGGTGGTATACGTAGAGCAGCTTTGATTAGTCTGTTTGACAAAGATGATTTAGACATGCTATCAGCTAAGGCAGGTAACTGGTGGGAGTTGAACCCTCAACGTGGTAGAGCTAACAATTCTGTAGTGTTACACAGAGATGATACTTCTGAAGAAGAGTGGAAGAGTATTTGGAAGAAGGTAGAAGACTCAGGTAGTGGTGAGCCGGGTGTGTTCTGGACTAACAACTATGACATGGGTAGTAACCCTTGTTGTGAGATTGCTCTAATGCCTAACCAATACTGTAACCTAGTTGAAGTAAACGTAAGTGATGTAACAACCCAAAGAGAACTAAACGCTCGTGTAAAAGCTGCAACCTTACTTGGTACATTACAAGCTGGATACACAGACTTCCACTACCTTCGCTCTGTATGGAAAGAGACTACAGAGAGAGAGGGATTACTGGGTGTGTCTATGACTGGTATTGGTAGTGGTTCTGTCCTAGCTCTTGACTTAAAGGAGTCTGCTGAGGTATCTAAAGAAGAGAATGCTCGTGTTGCTAAGGCTATTGGTATCAATGTTAGTTACCGTATCACTACTGTTAAACCAGCAGGTACTACGAGTTTAGTCTTAGGTAGTTCTAGTGGTATCCATGCTTGGCATAATGACTTCTATGTTAGACGTATGCGTGTTGGTAAGAACGAACCACTGTATGCTTACATGAAAGCTAAAGTGCCAGACTTAATTGAAGACTGTGTACACAAGCCTCACTTAGAAGCAGTCATGAGTTTCCCACAGAAAGCACCGAAGGGTGCTATGCTACGGACTGAGAACTACAAAGACTTACTAGAACGAGTACGGAGATTTAATCAGGAGTGGATTGGCAATGGTCATAACATAGGAGATAACACACACAATGTAAGTTGTACTATCTCATTGAAAGATGATGAGTGGGAAGAGTGTGGACAATGGATGTGGGATAACCGAGAAGAGTATACAGGTATTTCTGTGCTACCATACAATGGGGGGACATATCAGCAAGCTCCATTTACAGATTGTACAGAGGATGAGTACCTAGAGATGTATCAACAGTTAGCTAAGATTGACTTAACCGAGGTAGTAGAAGTTGAGGATAATACAGAAGCTAAAGATAACCTTGCATGTAGTGGGGGTTCTTGTGAAATTTAATCGAAAGGAATAGATAATGAAATATCACGGTGCGTCATGGAGTTGGATATCAGGGATGGGGTTGGGGGTTGAGTTTCCACCCAATCCTTCAACAGACATTTCATTCATTATGACATTAGACCTCGTCATTGTGAGGGTAGTATATTATGTATTTAAAATAGAATAGAGAAGGGGGGCTTAATTGCCCCCTTCCTTTGTGCCATTTTACTTTCCTTTAGGTTTAGTATTCACATAGCCTTTTGCTTTCAATGCTAGGTGCTTTGCCTGACTACTTGCATATACTGATTTTCCAGTTTTTTTGTCATACATCATGTGAGGTTTAAAGGTCTTTTTACTTACTTTTCCATAGCTAGATTGCATTTCATTTTCCTTTTAGTTTCCAAATTTTTAATTGCCACTACTATTGTAACCCATCTCTCTCATTTTAATCATAACAGCTTTAGTTACAATCCCTTTCTTAGCAAGTTCGTTGAGGCTACTTTGATTGTTTCCTACTGTCTTAATAGCATACTCAGCTCTCTCTTCTAAAGACAACCCCTTGACTACAGCATCATAAGCAGAGACCCCTCTTACTTTAGCTTTCCTATTAGCCACGTATCTATTCTTTAAAGCTTTAGCTAGGTTCGCATCTGTCTTAAAGACTTCCCCCACCTTCTTACTAAACTCTTTAGGTGTAGCAGTGTCTAACCCTAACTCAGTAAAGATGTCAGCAGTAGTTGGTTCTTTGTCAGGGGTAGGGATATTGATTCTACCTTCTAACAAACTTAAGATATCAGAACCTTTTGTACCAGCTTCTTTTAATACACTGATGATTCTATCTTGGTCATAGCCTAGCTTCCTCATACTACTTATATTCTCTAATACATTTTTCATGTTGGCAGTATAGTCAACTGAAGCTGCTTCGTATGCTATAGCCATTGCTTGTGGGCTATCCTCTGCCTTGTTCCTCATAGAGTTATAAGCACCAAAAGAATCTCTACCAGCAAAGATGTTAGACCTAACAGTTTGTACTGAACGCTCTTCAATATCAAACTTATTATTTCTAATACCTACTAGCCTTAAAGCCATCTCTTCTCTAGTAAACTCTGGGTCTAAGCCCCTCTCAAACTCCCTAAATACTCCAGGCTCAAGTAGTTTATAGAGGACATGAGCGACTCTCTTACGAGTATTCACTACCTTGTCTGGGGAGTTAGAGATAGTTCTACCATACTCATCCCTGTTTGCTAGGCCGTCAGCGACTTCTCTGAATACAAAGGAACCCTCACCTACAAAGTACTCAGACAAACCATTTGCTATATCAGCTGCTGGGTCATCCCCTAAGCCAGCATTAACAAGGTCTGCTATCATAGCATGGGGAGATAGGTAGGATAAGTTCATGTACTCTCCAGACTCACCATCCTCACTCATTTTAAAACTAAGAGATTTATTTTTATCCCAAGGAGCTACGACAAGATTGTTTAGTACTTTCTCCTTGTCTTCAGTGACCCCCTCCTTCTCATTGTACGCTCTTCTGCCAGCTTCTGTTGCACCTACTACTGTAGCTAGAGAAGCAAGACGTTTAGCTCCCTCTAGTTTCATAGCAGCAATGTTAGGCTTGTTTGTAATACCTAACTCTGTCCCAAACGTACCCGTCATCATCTGCTTTGCTACCTTTACTTGGTTTGTAATATTTCTAGCAAACTCTAAAGTAAAAGAAGCAAACTGTGGCATAAAGCCTATACGAGAAAGGGTCTTAGCTGTATCATTTAGCCTAGCGTAGTTCTGGAATGTATCATTTGTTAAGTCAGCAGCTCTCTGTTTAATACTCTCGCTATCCATATCAGGAAACAGCTTTCCTACCACTGACCTGTTATGAATCCATACTTGATATCTAGCAGCAGTATCTGTAGCAGAGTATACCTTACCTACAGGTGCGAGCTTTTCTCCAATAGCTGTAGAGATTTTACCTGCATCTAGTGTATCCCTAACATCAGAGACTAAGATATTAGCATTAGAAATACCAAACCTTTCCATGTCTCTCATGTCAGTAAGGATAGCTTTCCTAGCTTTTGGGCTAGCCCCACTCGCTAAGTCTTCTACTATATTAAACTCAGACAAAGCAAGTTTAAGACCCTTGAAGTAAGCCCTGCTAGGGACAACACCCATACCTAACATAGTAGCCATACCACCATACGCATTGACTGCGTAAGAGGAAGGGTTAAATAGAACCTTAGTAGCCTTAGCAACACCAGTACCAGCAAACCAAAAGTCCTGTATACCTTCTAAGAGGTCATTAGCAGGTTTCTGTTCTTTAGCAAGGTAGTCCTTAATTAAAGATTTGTTAATAGCAGGTGGTACATGTAGTCCTGTATCTAAGTTACCACGTACTAGTAAAGGTATCCAATGAGCTGGTGCACCCTTCTCAGCGGTAGCTAATCCTGCTTTCTGTAGGGTCTTAGCAATGGCAATATCCCCAGCATTTCTCTCAACAATTCTAGATAGGGATTCTAGTGTCCCCCTAATCCTTTCTCCTGGCTCTGTAATCTCTCCAAGGAACTCTCTCTCTGCAGGCCCAACATCTCCCCGTTTTCTGAAGACACCCTCTAAGGCTTTGCCCCTACTATCACCACTTACAGACCTAGCAAAAGCACTACTATCTAGTAAGCTCTGTACTTTCTTCTCTGCTGCTTCTGTACTACCTTCTTTTACTGCAATCTCTTTAACTGCAGCAGCTCTCTGTTTTGCATTAGGCTCATATTTACTATCCGTAAACATCTTATACTCTCTAGTGTTGTAGCTTTTATCTCTGTAACTTCTTTGGACTACCTCACTTAATTCCTTTGTCTCCTGTGCAGTCATCTTTAAAAAACTATTCTCATCTAGTTGGTCTATCAAAGAGAGTTGAGATTCAGACCTCAGCTTGTCATAAAACTTCAAGTCTGTTTCTACTAGAGTCCCTTTTAAAGCCTTGTCCATAATACCTGTATCTAAAAACTTATCTACGCTTGGAGATATACTTGGATTCTTTTGTATAGCTTCTGAGATACTTCTTTCTAACCTAGACCCAACAGCTATATTACCTTTAGTAAGGTTTGAGTGTTTGATAATTAAATTTTGTACTTCTTTACCAAGAGTGATAGAAGGAGTCCAACTAGCAAATGTTTTTTGAAACCAATTCAATCCGCCTGATTCTTTCTTTAAGAGTTCTTCAACCTCAGCAACTTCCTTAGCCTCACTAGCCAATACTGTTTTCTTAGCTACATCTCCTACAGGTATGTCAGTTAATTCTGCTAGTTCCTGTCGAGTAATAACTCCCTTCGTGACTAACTCATCAATCTCTGCAGGTGTCTTACCCTCAATCTTTTTAGCAGCCTTAGAGGAAAACCAACCACTAACATTCTTAGCAATCTTAGGAGAGACAGCACCTAACGCTCCACCAAATGCAGTACCAGCTAGGCCACCTGTGAGTAGCTCTTCAGGGGTGGGCATCCTACCCTCATCTATCGTAGCACGAGCTGTTGTATCACTGACACCAATAGCAGCACCCTTAAGTGCTTGGTCTTTAGCAGAGGCAGCTATTAGCTGTTTAGTTATGACAGTACCCTTAGCTATGCCCTGTAGAGCCTTGCTAGCAGGTATTAAGTTAGCAGCACCTGCTACTAAGGCCCTACCCCAAGAAATGTCTTCAGCCCCCTCTATCTCTTGTGCTGCGATGTTACCTGCAACACCACCAGCAAAGGCAATAGGGAGGTATCCAATCCCAGTAGCAGCTCCTGCAACTTGTGCACCTGCACCAATAGCAACTTCAGCAGCTAGGCCTTTAGCTATGTCCCCACCAGAGGGAGAGTTAGATTCATCAGGTAGGGTGGCAGCTATCTCATCAATCTCCAGCTCAGAGAGGGTAGCAGATGTCTCTACCTCTTTACCTTTAATGGTATATATAGGCATTAATTACCCCTTACAATATATGAGGTCCCACTTGCAGTAGACTTAGAGTTACCTGTACTGATTGTCTTATTACCGTTAAGAGAGTCTCTATACATTTCCCACAGTTGATTGTCTTTTTCTTTAGGAGTACCATAAACCGAAGTCTGCCTGAAGGGGTCGGATTGATTAGTGCTACGAAGCCACGCATCTCTCTCCTCTCGCGCACCTTTAGTTGCTTGTGAGTTGGCAAACTGAGCTTGGGTATCCACCCCTGGATTTACGTTGCTAGTGATACCTGATGGATTAAATAAACCTGGACCTGCTATCGTAGCTCCTTCAGGAGGAGCTACAGGTGGTTCTTCAGCCACGAGACTACCACCTCCTTGTACTCTATCATAGTTTCGTAAGGACTGAGCTTCCTTCTCTGGGTCATACATCCCTGTTAACGGATTTGTAGAGTTCCTAAGCCCAAACATACCTCTAGTTATACGAGCTTCCTCATCTATATCAGCTAAGTTTTTTGCCTCACCTGCCCTAGCTGCTGCCATCTCTGGAGACTCACTCTTGTACTTACCAGCTAACTTATGACCTAAGGCAGTTGCTAATACTTGCAATGCGTAATCTTGGCCTGCATACTCATTACCAGCAGCAAGGTTTCGTTGGTAAGAATCTTGCAGTGCCCCATATTGCCTATCTCTTGACGCTCTTTGTGCTTTAAGTATATCTTGTACTGTTTGTCTAGCCATTATTATTTACTCCCTAATAACTCATAATCCACTTGAAGGTAACCATCACTACCTTCGGACACTACATCAGGAAATAACTTCATAACTTCTTGAGCAACAACCCCTGTAGTTTTGCCTTTGTCTAGGCCCAAGCCCTTAGCTAAATCATTCCAACTCCAAGTGTACCAAGTCACACCATTAGCATCTGTATCAATCTCTTGTAGGTTTTCTTTTAGTCTTATATCTGACGGTGCTGCTGGTCCCATAATTGCAGCACTACCTAAAGTAGCAGCAGCTGATAGAAAGCCACCCTTACCACTCTGTCTTTGTGGAGTAGCTTGAGCTAGTTGTGCACCTGCCATAGCAGAGTTTGATAAAGCTCCAGACCTAGCTTGCTCGATAGAGAGACCTTGGTTAATCAGATTCATTTCTAGTTCTGAGATACCAGCACCTTGACCCATTAGACCAGCACTACCACCTTGTAGGTTTTGTAAGTACTGTTGCTGTGCGCCTTGATTCATACCGTAAGCTCCACTAGCAATGCCAAACAAACCTTGTTGTTCAGCTAAGGCTCTCTGTCTAGAGTCAGCACTAATACCAGCTAAGGTTTGAGATTGAGCTCTACCTAACCCGAAAGCATCAGGACTAACCATACCACCTTCACCAGCACCAACACTACTACCAGACAACATTAACCCCATACGACCACTACCGAAGAGGTCATTCTTGAGGTCTTGTCTTTGTTGTGCAAACTGAGGTTCTAGTAGTCCAGCCTGTTCTGTATAATATTCTTTAGCAGCAGCTCTAGGGTCATAGTCAAACGCAAAGTCGTCTGGTCTATCCTTGATAGCTTCTAGTAAGTCTGGCTGGAGTCCTAGAGCCCCTTCGTACCCAGCTTCACCTAACGCTGCTATGGTAGGGTCAAGGGCTACATTCGCACCAAAGCCACCATCAGGAGTTGTTGCACCAGTAGTAGTACCTGTTGAGGTTGTTAGAGAGTAGGGTTTAAACTCCACACCAGCTAGGGGGGCAGCAGCTTTAGGCTTCTTGCCCTTACCACCACCATATAAGATAAAACCACTATCCTCAAACCAAGGCATAAATGTCTCATAGTAAAAGGGCTCTAATAAATCTACTAATAGTTCTTTAATCTTCATGTTCTTATCTCTCCACTGGCAATTCATAAAACGTAAATCTGGATTTGTATCCATCTTCCTTAAATACTTTACCCCAACCAACTCTACCATAAGACTCTATGATGTCACACCCGTTAGCCTTTGCGAACTCTTGTATATCTTTTAGCATAGGTGCTTTCCACAAAGGTAAATCTTTACCCCCTGTGAAGTGCATGATTAAGGCTCTAGTCTGAGGGTAGTCCATTACCTCTGTGATAGAGAAGCCTAATACCTCTTCCCCCTCATGAGCTAACCAGAACTGCTGGCTACCCTTTTTATACTCTGTTCTAATATCATTAGTTGTGAACCTGCCATAAGTATACTCAGCAGCCACTTCCATAAAAGGTTTTACTTTAGTCCAGATACTATCTAAATCTGTTGGGCGTATGTAGGTTATTTCCACTATCTTATCCATTAGCGCAATTCGCTCCAATATTGAACAGATGCCCCACCTGCTGAATAGGTACTCCCATTAGGAATAACTGCTGAAAGTGTACCATATAATGCACGGTCACCAAATTGATTTGTAGCATAACCTACATAAATGCCATCAACTATTAATGAAATAGCACCATTGAAAGCTGATATAATAGCAACAGACACTTCAATAGGACTCCCAGTAGAGTTTGTATAAGTAGTAGACAAAGCTCTACTTGCCTTCACATTCTGCCATGTTTGTCCAACACCAAGAGAGGGGTCTGGGACAGCACTTGCCCAGTTCGTGCCATCAGATGTTAATACATTCCCAGAGGTGCTAGGGGCAACAGATGAGATAGCAGAAGTACCTTCCCCAATAAGTACACTGTTTGCAGTGTGGGTAGAAGCCCCTGTACCGCCATCTGCTACAGTTAAATCAGTAATCCCTGTGATAGTTCCACCAGTGATAGCTACAGCATCAGAGTCTTGACTAGCAATTGTTCCTTGACTAGCAGTTACAAAAGCAGTTGTAGCTATTTGAGTAGTGTTGGTTCCTGCAGCTGCTGTTGGTGCTGTTATGTGATTTGTTACAAAAGCAGTTGTAGCTAGTTGAGTTGTGTTAGTACCTATTGCTGCTGTTGGGGATAGTGGGACTCCCGTCAGTGTAGGAGATAAGGTGTTTGCCTTTGTCCCTACAGCAGTTTGAATAGCATTGTACTCATCATTAATCTCTGTACCACTGACAATCTTTAAAGGGTTCCCTGTAAGTAACCCATCCTTTACTGCAAAATCCGTACTCTTTATATAATTTGACATATTTAGATTACCCTACCTAATTTAACATAAACATCTAATCGCTGCACACTGAATGGCGCACCATTAATCTCTGCTTCAATACCAGCTTGTAGTACAACACCACTACCACCTGCTGGAGCTTTTACATTCTCTATCCTCGTACCACCACTATACTCTGCAATATCATACTCTGCTGAACTGTACTCATAAACAGTACCAGTTGTTGAAAGAACAAAAGGGTATGAAGTGTAGTTCTCAGAGTAGTCTACCCCTACCTTAACAACAAAGGTTTGACCCTCTGGTGCAATCAAGGTTGTACCCACTCTCTTAACAACTTTAGTGTTAGCACTTTGACCTAAGTCTGAGTGGTTTGTAAAGTAACTAAACCTATACGAAACACCATTGTCTTGATAACCAAAGTATTCTGCTATACCATTTGCTTGTGTAGTCAATAACCTCTTGTTAAGGTTGTCATATAAGTATGAAGTATGGGTTGTGTTATTCCAAGTGGTGACTCTGTATGAACCATCCTCAAGGATAGCCTTAGTATTAAAACAGTACACAGCCTTAGAGCTAGGAAAGGCTAGTAAGTAGAAGGCTGAAGTTGGGGAGTAGACAGCTTTTATACTTTGTGGGTCAGCAGTATTGTCTACCAATGTTGCTAGGTCATCCCTTACATTCTTAGAGATATCTCGTAGTGGTTGAGACTTCTCTTGAATAGTCCTACCTAAACTTCTAACTCCTGTACTAGATAAGAATAAGATGTCAGTACCTGTACTTTGTATACTATCCCTAGAGATACATCCGATACCCTCAATAGTCTCTACTAACTGAAGTGTAGTTACATCAAAGCTACCTTGGAAGGAATCATTATCTTTAAATATAACAATAGAGTTTTTACAGAATACAATCAAAGCACCGTTGTGTGCACCTAAGCCTACGATAGTATCGCTATTAGTACTGAATGTACCTGCAATGTTAAGGGAGCCAGCACTACCAGAACCCCACTTAGAGCCATCTAGTAAATCTGAAAAGTATACAGTAGTCTTATTAGACGAGGTATCAGCAGCCCACAACCTTCCATAAGCGGAAAGAACGGCATTAGCTTTTGGAGCAGCTCCAGTAAAGCCAGTTTTAGTATCGATAGATTTAAATTCACTAGCAGTTGTTTCATTTGTATAGTATAGAGGTTTATAATCTCTCTGGAAGAAGTACGCACTATCGTTTAAGGTAGCAGCTTGCCAACCCCCTGCGGATATTGTGTCAGTTGTAGTGGGGGTTATGGTTAATAAATCTTCATACCCTTTAAACAGTAGAGTACTACTCCAAGTTAGGTAAGTGCTTGTGCCAGCAAGGTCTATGAAGTTGTGAGCTCCTAGTAGGTTTAACCCTACGTTGTCTCCAGCTACTGTGTCTCTTTTACTAGTACGATAAGCCCAACCTTTACGAGAGCCTAGTCTACCGTACTTATCTATTAAACAGTTATCAGCTTGTAGTGCAAAACCTTCTTGCAAGGTAACCCCTGAGTCTTG